ATTAGAAACAAATGATCCAGATTTTTCAGATTATCAGACTGATTTAACTATTTTTGGTAAAGATGAATTTAATAATACCAGAATAAAATTTACATATACTAAAGCGTTTCCTACTACAATTGAAGCGGTAAACTATAATTACCAAAATCCAGATGAGATATCTTCAGGATTTACTTTTGTCTACTCGCAATTACATACTGAAATCGTTAATTTTTGAATTTATTTGGCTGAAATAGGATAAATAATTTTATGGCACAGCGCACTATAACCTCCCCGGGAGTAGAAATCAGAGAATCAGATCTTTCATTGACAACGCCAGCTAACGTAGGTACAAATATCTACGTTACCGGTTTTGCACAACAAGGACCTTGTGACGAGGTACTTAAAATAACCTCTAAGCAGGAATTAAATCAAATATTTGGTACACCAACCACTTCAGCTGAAAGATACTTATACTACACAATAAACGAACTTTTAAATTCCCCCGGTAATGTTTACGCATCACGGCTACCATACGGCGTTGGGACAGGAGATGGATTTGGGGCTAAATACTCCGCATTAGCTTATCCAGTTACTGCGCGTGACGTGGCTGGTGCATCCCCAGCTGACTTAACTATAGGTGGTAGCTTATCGGGTGTATATATATTAGGGGCTCCGGTTCATCTTGAATTAACCAAATCACAATACCTTAGTGCTATAGATGGTACAGGGTTTGACTGGTCAGCAGCCGGGTCAGTGCAAAGAACTCTTACTAGTAACTTCTCTACTACAGGACCAATTACTGCCTTAGGTAAAGCTGGTTTAGTTGTTTTAAACAAATCACAAACAACTATTAATAACGGGTTTGAAGGATATTACGTAGGTGCTATTGATAACAGTGGTATCAACCCTGGATCTAATTTTGATACCATCTCAAGTGTTAGATCATTAAATGTGGCATTAGCTACTAATGCTCCAAATTCTCAAACTACACTTGTGCCGGATTCTACTTTAACTTTCCCTACAACGGCGAATTTCACAACGGGTAGAGGTAATAGCTTATCGGAGGTAATGGAAAATCTTACTGATTATGATATTGATAATAGACAGTTTGATGATTACTTAAACATTGGAGTATTTAAATTACGTAAGTCTCTATGGGCCACAGCTGCTACAAAACTTGATTATGTTTTATCTGACGGGATTGTAGGATCGATTAACTCTAGAAGAATGCAAAATAACCCTAACGGTGGGGTTGATCAAAACATATTCCTTGAAAGGGTAGATGATAGTTCAAGGAATGTGACACTACTTGTTAATGATTATGTTTCTGGTAGGTTAAATGGTCAGACAGGATTAAACGCTGCTGGTGAGGTAAGTAAAAAGATTAGAATGTATTCTAACAATCTAGAAAATTTAGCGGCGCAGGGTGATGCAGGCTCTGTTTACATACCGGCAGCCGGTACTACTGTTACCGGGATTTCATCAATAAGATTGATCGAATCAGTCCACGGTCATGGGTTCCACAAAAATGAGTCATTATACCCATTAGGTGCTTATACTAATGCAGTTGTTACTGATAAACATATTGGTAATATACCTAATAAGATTGATAGAGCGCTTGAAGGCATTAAGAATGATGAAATTTATGATATAGATGTTGTTGTTGAAGGTGGGTTAGGTACAATTTGGTCTACCGCTTGTGCTGCAAATACAGCATATTATGACGAATTTAGTAGCACATCTGCAATTACTCTTGCAGTAAATGGATTAAGAACTTCTGGTACACCTAATGCTGCAGGATTATCTCTTAGAAATGACTACTCAACCATCTTTAATAAGTTTGAGCAATTTGTTATGCCACCTTATCTGGGTGGAAGTAGAGGTGATTGTATATTTGTTGCTGATCCAATTAGACAAATATTCGTTACTGGGGCTAATACAAAGATTCTAGATAACAAAGATAATAATTTCCAAACATCTGTATACTGGCCAATTAGACATCAGTTTGAAAATGAGAATACTTCTTATGCTGCTGTTTATGGTAACTGGGCACAAGTATACGATGGTTATTCAGGGCAGCAGGTATGGGTACCATTCTCTGGATTCGCTGGAGCTGCAATGGCAAGAACAGACGCTGTCGACTTCCCATGGTATGCACCAGCCGGGTTTAGTAGAGGTTTAGTACCGTTTTCTAACGATCTTGCTGTAAATCCAAATCAAAAGCAGCGTGATGAGTTGTACAAAGCTAACATTAACCCAGTAGCGGCATTCCCTGGACAAGGGCAGGTTATATTTGGGCAGAAGACTTTGAATAAGAAGCCGAGTGCATTTGATAGAATCAATGTACGTAGATTGTTCTTAGCATTAGAACGACCAGTTAAGAAAGCTTCAAGGTTCTTCGTATTTGAGCAAAACTCTGAGTTTACAAGAACAAGAGTTGTTAATACTTTAACTCCTGTATTTGAAAGAGCTAAGAATAATGAAGGATTATACGATTATCTAATTGTGTGTGATGAGAGAAACAACACACCAACAGTAATTGATGCAAATGAGCTGGTAGTAGACATTTACCTCAAGCCTACTAGAACGGCAGAATACATCCTAGTTAACTTCTACGCAACCAGAACAGATGCTAATTTTGAGGAGCTTATATAACGACTAATTAAATAATATTATGGCAACAACAATTCAAAACTTCTTTACTAGAGCGGCTGAAAAGCAATTTTCACGAGACTTCTTATTCCGTGTTAGACAAATTGATCTAGTAGGGGGTGTAAGTTTTAATGGAGATGAAGACTTAGTATACGCTAGAACAGCGCAGTTACCTGGCAGGACTATTGAAAACCAAACTGTTAATTATTACGGGCAAGAGTTTCAATTACCTGGTAGAGCGACTTATCAAGGTGCTGATGGCTACTCTATAGAATTCTATCATGATGAAGATTGTGAGTTAAGAACAAAATTTGAAGCTGCGTCAAGAGCGGTTTTTAATAATGAAACATCAACCGGTCAATATGGTATGCCTGGTGATGAATCAGTTATTAACTTAGTTCAAATTGATAAGGAGCTAAACGATGTTCGTAACATAGAGCTAGTCGGTGCTTCAATTAGAGATATAGGTGACATTGGTTATAATATAGCTGATGGTACTGGTGAAGTGGTTAACTTCGACGTAACTTTTGCTTATCATTTCTATAGAGACTTTAGTTAAAGTAAAGTGCCGATTAAATATTAATAATGGCACATGAAGCTCTAGATTTTTTACAAGCTTATAGTAAGGATAACAAATACTTTCTATCCCACCCTTTCCTGTGGAAGGTGTCCTTTAACTATAACTTTATAACGCTACGTGGCGCTATTAATAACGCATTACGCAAGAGCGGTGAAAGTTGGAGAGCTATTACCCTACCTAAATTTTTCGAAAAAAATGGAAATATGCTCGGCGCGCGTGAGATAACTATACCTCAAGAAACCACAATGTTTGATGACTATGGAATCGATCCGTCTAGTCGAGGTGGTTTTTTACCGGCCTTTGGTTCTAATTCAAGAGAGAGTTTCTTAAGAAGAGGTATTACAATTAATTTCTTTGAAACAGATATCGATATCGAGCATACCTTTTTTAGACCTTGGATGATATCCATAGGAATAGACGGTCTCATTAACCATGATCTAAAATGTGATATTGTAGTAAAACAATATGATAACCGCGGTGTAAGAAGAAAGGGATATGTGTTTGAAAGAGCTTTCCCAACAAACACAGAAGGTGGTACATATAACTACAACCCTTCAGATTTTAAAGAAAAAACAATAACTTTCGCTTTTAAAAATTATAGACCATTATAATTAATAGTATGCAATTGTCTTTTATACTTCCTAATAAGAAGGAAGTCTTTGTAAGAGAGCTACTATTTAAAGATCTTAGAAAGTTTTCATTACATGATGACTTTACAGTCACTAGTGGAATGCAGTTCTTAGAAACCTTTATAATAACAGAGGGTCTTAATATAGTCGAAAAATTCCTAGCTTTTTTATTTTTAAGAGAGGTGTGTATTGGGGATCAATTAGTTGTTGGGTCTAAAAAAGGTAATGTAAATGTAAGCTTTGAGCATATAAGATCTAATATAGGCTCATTTGAAGATATATCTGAACATATAACAACTGACGATATTGAATTTACGTTTAACTACCCGGTACAGTATAACTTAGGTGATTCTGATTTTATGCTAAGTTGTATAGAGAAAATAAAAATACAAGACGAAGTTATAACTCTATCTACATTAAGCGAAGCAGACGTTAAACAGGTAATGGATAAAGTACCAAGAGATACTTTAAAGTACCTACAAGAATTTTTACAAAAAAACGAAAATTATTTCAATATTAAAATTCTCGAAAAGCGAGAATCAATTGGAGTAGAAGAAATTAGTATTAATATGCTTACTACTGTATTACCTGCCTTTATAGTTAGATTGTTTAATTGTGTAAGTGATGCTGATTATAAGCAAATGTTATTTACATTATGTAAAAGGATACCTGATGTAAACTTTTTAATTAATTCTACCTATAAAGAGTTAAACGATTTTTATACTCTCTATAAAGAGGAAGTTGATAAGCAAAATCAAGACTTGAAAAATCAAAATTCTAGCTAAATAACAATATGAGTAAAGATGTATCTAGTTTCTTATCAAAGTTGGATGATTTAAATAAGGAAGTTATAAAAGTATATTTACCTTCTAGAAAGAAAACTATTGAAGTTAAGCCGTTAACCCTAAAGCAACAAAAGGATTTAATATCATCTGTATTGGATGGGCTTAAAGGTAGTCTGGATTTTAGTAAGACTGTAAACAAAGTTATAGTTGATAATACTGGTATTTCTGATTTAAAGATATACGACAAAATACCTATTTTAGTTGGCTTGAGAAAAAGCTCACTTGGAGATGAAGTAAAGGTAGATGATGAAACAGTTAGTCTTGCACGAGTAGTTGACAACGTAAAAAATACACAATTTAAGCTCGAAGAGGATGGTACAGTTAAGTTTAAAAACTTAACCGTTAGTTTAAAGATACCAACTTTAAAAGATGAAAGTGTTTTAATAACAAAATGTGATCAAGATATTAATAATAAAAATGATGTCTTAAAGGAAGAGATTGGTTTATTGTATATATTTGAAATATTAAAGTATATCGATAGGTTAACAATAGGTGAGCAGGAAGTAGTATTATCTGAAATTCGAATTAACGAAAGGATCCGACTAGTCGAAAAGCTACCTTTGACACTTTATAAAGGTATTTCAAAATATATTGAAAAGGTTAATGATTATGCTAATAAACTGCTTACGGTGGATAGCAGCGAGCTTGTTATAGATTCTACGTTCTTTGATACACCTGGTGATTAAATAATAATGTGGAAGATAAAACAGATTACGGATTCGCTAATTTCAGTGACCTTTTAAATAGATCGGTTACAGATACAGAGAAGCAGGAAAAAAACAGCTTTCAGAAAAATATAAAAAATCCTTCTGCTTTTGGAGGCCGTGGTGGGGCTGGCTCAACGATACTATCTTCACGTGATAAGATGATACTTGCTGCTAAGGCTACAGTATTCTGGCATACATATTATAAGATTAAAAGGAGAGTAGACCCGAGGAAGGATGATAAGGGGGAAACTAAAACCCCTGTCCGGAGAGTAATAGATAAATTTGATGAAACAAAAAAAACGGTAAAGGATCTTACAAAAAAGGGTGGTATTTTAGCTACCCTCGCTAAACTCGCTCTCGCAGTTGCAGCAATTTTTGCCTTACCTAAAGGTTTTAAGGATAGGATAGTAGGTATATTAAAGAATATATTTGATTCCCTTAACAAGTTTTTGTGGGAAGATGTACTTACTATGGAAAATGCAAAGAAGTTTTTCATAGGCCTAGGAAAAATAATTAAGAGTGTGTGGAATTTTGTCTGGTCTGGTGAAGATACGAAAGAGAAACTGAAAAGATTATTTACAGCCACTATCATAGGGGCTCTAGCACTGGCTTTTTTACCCGGAGGTGTAGCGTTGATTGGGTTGGCAGCTGCTATAACAATGGGGGTCGGCGGGGCTCTCTTAAAAGCTGGAGGCGCAATTGTAGCTGCCTTCGCAGCAGCTGCCCGGTTTTTATTACCAGCAGCACTACTACCAGCAGCAACTACTGCAGCTGCAGTAGGCACGGGTGTAGGTGCAGGAGCTACAGGCGCAGCCGCTAGGTCCGGTCTAGG